CTAAGAATATATAAGTATAAATATATATATATAAGCTAAGAATATATAAGCTAATAATATGTAAATAGTTAGTATAATAGTATTATAGCGTATTATAAATATATTTAAGCGTATTATAACGTATTATAGCGTATTATATAAGTTATTAACGTATTATATAAGATATTATAAGTTATTATAAGTATTATAAGATATTATAAGTTATATACGTATTATAAGTATTATAAGTTATTATAAGTATATATAGTAAATAATTAAGCATTTTTAAGGATTATTGCAAAGTGAGGGTTAGATACCTATTCAGAATGCCTTCTAAGGGGTCATACGTCTCCATATTCGCATTATTATTGTAAAAGAGTACTAAGTGTAGGGTATACCTATAATTTGGCTATATTTTGGACGTATGATGCCTTAAAACGCATTTACACATAAACAGAGTACTTTAATTATATATAATCCGGCGGATAGGTGTATATGTATATGTGGCTTTAAGAAAAGCAAAGCTTTATAAATAGTAAAAAACCGAAAGTTTTATATACTAGTTTGTTCATATACATGTTTGTTAAAGATGGAATACGATTTAGAAAAGATACTTGACAAGTGGGATACTGTAAAGATAAAGTATGACAGAGACCATATACGTGGTTGGTTGTTTGAGTATGGTTGTCAGATGGTAGAGTATTTGAATATAAAACCCACAACCGCTCCTAAGTTCGTAATGAGTTTTGCTCGGCAGAAGGCTAAGGAAGTCTTAAGTCTTGGGGAAAGTTATTATAAGAACCACACTGGTATTGTAAATGCCACTAATGCTTTTAAGTATGATATAATACCAAAGATAGTAAAAAGTGAATATGGGAGATTGAAAGAATAATGACAATACTTAAATTAACAAAATCAAAGAAAGCCGTTCAGATAATAGATGATGAAGGGCATGTTTACATTACCAGCGTAAATAGTGTATTATACCTCCTTAAGGGATTGGCTAAAGGTAGTTTTATTACTACTAAACGTCTTCCCTTTGATGTTGCTAAGGATAGGTTTAAACCAAGTGAATTATATGACCCTGATGGTGTATTTACCGGTAATGCCAGTAAGACCTTAACAACTACTAATGATGCAATATCACAAAAAGTATTAAAAGGTAATGAAGTAAAGAAAGCTTTTGTTGACAAAAATGTATGGTAAGAAGCTTTGAATAAAAGCGTATGGTGAATAAAATGGATATAAAGGAAAATAATGATATGATAGTAGAGATGGAAGGGGATTTATATAGTATTAAATACTTAATGTCCCTTGATACAAAGAAAGTTTTATTAAATAATAAGTTTAGTGCCAATAAAGATGGTAGTTTTAGTGATAAGACAACTATCTCCGCTGATTATATAAAATACATATGATAAAAGAAATAGTAGTAGATGAAGCTTTTATAGCTAAAATGGACAAATATAGAGAACCTGATAAGTCCGGTGGGTTACTAAGTGCTTGTAGTAAGAGTGTTGTTGTATTCGCCGAGTTAATGTTAGGTTTCAGACTATATTCTTGGCAAGTATATTTCCTTAATAAAATACAGGAATCTATGAAAACAGACCCTTTAAGCAAGATAGAACTTGATAAAGAGTTTTTAGCCATTACTTCCCGTCAGATTGGTAAATCTACATCCATAGCTATACTTAGTATATGGAGTGCTGTGTTTAATAAATATCCTGGTACTCTTAGTAACAACACATCTGTGTTGATATCCAGTGCTTCTGATGTACAAGCTAAGAAGTTATTGTATGAAATGAAGAAATTAATAAGGTTAGGAGATAGGTTTATGGAACAAACGTATGTGGAAGATGGTAAACCACTCTTTGGCGGAGAATTCTTTACATCTCTCTTAGATGAGCATGAACCAAACAACACGACCACTATAACCTTTAAAGCTTATAATGAAGAAATACATGGAGAGTTTATGCTAAAAGATAGTAAATCCGGTAGTATGATTAAATCCTACCCTCCAACATCAAGTGTACTGGGTGAGACTGCCAGTATTGTTATTATTGACGAAGCCGGTAAAACGGAAAAGATAACAGACCAGTTCTTTTATGATTATTTATATCCTACTGGTAACAGTACAAATGCTGTTAGAGTGTATACAAGTACTCCTTGGGTATCCTCTGGGTTTTTCTATCGTATGGTAGACCCTGATGATAATTTTAGTGAGACTACAACAAAGACTTATTTATTTACGGTAGATGCAATTAAGTTAGAAAATCCTAATTATCACAAGATTGTTATGAAAACAGTAGACCAGCTTAATAAAGATGGTAAACTGAACGAAGTACAAAGAGCTTACTTCTGTAGATTTGTAAAAGGAGAACAATCTTACTTTAACCCTGAGAAAGTTATTGATATGTTTAAGGATGATGAATCAATGGTATTCAACTATACTAAGACTTGTGACATGGGAGTAGACTTTGGCGGACAAGTAAAGAGTAAAACAGTTATAACAATATCAGAATTACTTGATGATGGTAGGATTATTAGAAGATACCACAAAGCATATGAAGTTGGTAAGGATAATACTCTTATTGAAGATATAGCTGATTTAATGACAAGGTTCAATATTGAAAGGATAATACCGGATGAGTGTCCCCAAGGAGATTATCTAATACGTAGCATGAAAGAAAAAGGATGGAATGTACATCCAATGAACTTTAGAACAGATAAGGTTAAAAAGTACGGTGCTTTTAGAAGTTCTTTAAATAAAGGTAAGATAATGTCTTATCTTGATGAAGACTTAAAAACAGAGATGTTAGCACTTGAGTTTGGTAATACTGCTAAACACTCAGTAATATCGCCAGCACCAGGATATAATGATGATTTAATAGATAGTTTCCTTATGAGTGTATATTTTTATGTACAGGATGAAACAGGGTTTAAACTATTTGAATATAAGAAAGAGAGAGAAGAAGATGAATCAAGAACATACAAGGACAGAATTAGACGAGCACGTACCCGATAATAAGTATATGCAAAGGAAAAAGTTTTATATTCCTAAAAATGAGATATTACGACATTATGGTAGTATCAAGAAGAACGAACCTATATTAGAAGATGATTAATATAAAATTTATCCATAAGATTAATAGTCACTTACATGAAAATGGATATACAATAAAACAGGAAATTGAAATTTATAATGACACACTTATTGATGTTATAAACAATACAAGAGAGTACTTAGACGAACTAGAGTTTTTAAGGGAATATAAGGTTAGATGGAAGAATTATAGCAATACAGCACCGACTACACCTTATAAGTATACATTAAAAGGTAACCTTTATAAATGAATTGTCCCCATCTTATTAAGGTAGGACAGTCCGTTCTAGAAAACTAAAATTAATAAAAATAGGGAGGGGGTCAATGACCACTCCAGATATTATTTCGTAGAATGAAAAATAAAAAATATATAAAAAGAGCTTATAGTAAAGAAGCTTTAAAAACATTTTCTCCAAATAAAATAAATGCAACAATATACCCTAACTTTAATTTTGATGCAGTTATCTCATTAATTGATAAAGACCCTGTTGCAAGAGGGGCAATTAATCATTTTGTAGATAAGTGTATGGAAGGAGATTACTCTATACTTAATAGAAGTGACTATAAAATTGATAAGGATACTGAACTAAGGTTACAAGAAAAATATATCTTTAGAACTAATATAATTAGAAAAGTATTTTTAATGGGTAAGTTATTTAATAATGTATTCGTTGAAATAGTTAGAGAACTTGAAGGAAAGACTAAAGCTCTTAATGTTCTAGACAGTACTAATGTAGAAGTTATTACTATGCCTAATGGAGACCCTATAAGTTATAAAACTAAAAATCACAATCCAAAAACAGGTGAAGCTGCTACTTGGACTACTAAAGATATTACATGGTATAAGTTTGGTGACAGAACTACAGGATATGCTCCCGTAGATTTTAGAGCGTTGTATGAAAACTTATTAATGAAAAATTATATTACAAGATACGTTTCATGGTTATGGAAAACAGGTCAGTACAGATTAATGTATGGCTTTAAAAATTCTAGTGACCAAGACATTGAAGATTTCTTAACTTACATCCGAAGAAATGATGAAGACTTTCAAGTTCCTTTTTTAATGAAAGGTGAATTTGAAACTAAGATGTTGAGAGATATGAAAGAGACTGATTCTTTGGTTGAGTTATTAAAATACTTAGATTCACAAACTTTAATACTATTAAGGATACCCCCAATTGATGCTGGTATACCAGATGCTTCCGGAAGAAGTAATGCAGATGCTCAATCTAATAATATGAGTACAACTGTTACAAGCTGGAAGAAATTAGTTGAAGATATAACTAACTTTGATTTGTTTACTAAAATAAATAAAAATACTAAATTACTTAAGTTTGGACCAAATGATAGATTCTCGGAAGACCAAATATTCAAAAATGTACAATTAATGAAAAGTGCAAATATGAGTGAAGAGTTTATTGAAGAGTATTTATCCGATAGAGGATTATATTATAAATCAAAACTATTTGCTCCACCGGAAGTAATGGGTGCTGTAATGCAAAATCCTAGAGATAAAGATACCGCACCAAGTAGAATAGGTAAAGCTGCTAACACTGGTAATAAACCTAACCCTGATGGACCGGAAACTACAAAAGAGCAGTTAAAATAAGATGAGACATTTACTAAGAAGTCAGAGGACTAGGATAGATGATAAGGTTGCTTGGAAACTTACTTTCTTTAATGATGAGATGGGTGTGGTTGAAAACGTTATTGTTTATGAGAACGGTAAAGAGATAGTTTTATATAATAAAAATAATAGAGAAGATTAAAATGAAATTTACAGGACCAGAAGATGAGAAGTTACCAAAATACATAAAAAGTAGAAGTCTCATTATTAGGAAAAAATGGGTTGTTATTTATAATCATTTTTATGATAAGAAAGGTGCAGAAGCAGCTCTTATAGCAGCAAACACTTGGCTTAAAAAGAATATTACTAAAAAGGAAACAGTTGCAAAAACGTTTTCTAAATTACAATCAATTAAATTTGAAATAGATACTTCCGGTAAGTCTTTAATTAAAAGAGCAGATAATGGAGATGAGTATATTGACTTCGTTTTGTCTGATAATCTACCGGATAGTAAAGGTATGTCCATGCCTATAAAACTATTAAAAAAATGGGCAGAAGCAATTAATTCCGGTATATCCTTATTTGGTGATTTAGACCATAAAGAATATGATGAATTAGTAGCAAGTGGATTGGATGCAGATGAAGTAATTGAACAACTTCGTGCTGGAAAACAAAAAAGTATTGCTAAAAGTTTAAAAGCAATCTTAAAGAAAGGGAAATTATGGGTAAGAGCAATTATCGATAAGCGATATAAGAAATACATAAAAAAGAATGCAAACGGAGTATCTTTAGAAGCAGCAATTATTACTGATGAAAGTGGTAATATAGTTGATGGAGATATTGGTGGTTTTACATTCGCTGTAGATTTACCTAAAGTTAACCCAAGAGCGGTTATTGCATAATGTTGCCAAAGGTATTAATATTTACAATTACATATAGTGGAAAGGATTATTGCTTAGATGCATTTATTGAAAATGCTAAGAAGTTTACTTATCCAAACAAACACCACATAATAATAGACAACTCTGATGATGGAGGGGTTTATTATAAAAAACTAAAGGAAAAATTAGAACCACAAGGTTTTGAAGTATTCAGGACTGAACGTGGTAATTCCTCAAGAGAGGCTTTAGCAAGGTCACAGAACTTTGCTAGAAAAATAGCTTTAGAAGAAAAGTACCCTTATATCTTTTCTTTAGAAAGTGATATCATACCAAAACCAAATGTGATTGAAGCTTTAATGGTTCATTCCTTAGACATGGTTTGTGGATTATATATGATAGGAGACCCTAAAGGAGGTATCCGAATTCCTTGTGTTACATTATACCAAAAGAATGAGAAAACTGGTACAATGGGTACAAGAAGATTGTTCGTAGAAGAACTAGAAGATTATATTTATCAAGGCTTAAAAGTAGTTGCTTCAGCAGGTTTAGGTTGTAGTTTAATGTATACTAAAATATTGGAAGATGTTAAGTTTACATATATACCGGGACTTAAATCTCATAGTGATGTATTTTTTGCTGTTGATATAAATAGAAAAAAGATTCCAATAATTGTGGACACAGATATTGTTTGTGACCATTTAAACAGTTCTTGGGATTTAGTAAAAGACCGTTAAGGTAAATGAAAGGTGAAGATAATGGAAGAAGAAATACAAAAATCGGAAGACTACAATCAAGATGTAGGTGTTGAAGATGAACTTGGTCAATTGACTAAGGAACAAATGATTGATAATCTTAATGAGGATGTTAAATCATATACAAAATCATTAGAAACTGCAAATAACAATTTAAAAAATTTCAAAGACCAATGGGAAGTTGATAAAGGTGTTTATGATATTATGCAGAAAGAAGGGAACTATAGAAAGATTAGTCCTGTAATGGTATATGAAGAAGACCCTAAATATTGGGAATTACAAGCACAAAAATTAGCATACAAAGTAAGAATGGACTCTCACATGGCTGAGGCTACTCTTAAGAAATATGAAGTGCAAATTGAAGATACTCAAAGAGCATTAGACTCTGCAAAAGAAAAGTTAGAATTATTTAAAGGTAACTAAAAATGGCTGAAGATAATAAAGAACAAATAACTAAAGAAGAGTTAGAACAATTGAATAAGGATTTAGATTCTGCTAAAAGTAATATTGTTTCAAATGAAGTAACAAAGAAAATAGAAGAAGCAAAAGAAGAAGCAAAGAAAGAAGCAGAAAAAGAATTTATTACTAATCAAAGAATTAAAGATATTGAAGAAGAAAAAAAGCAATTACAATCTAAACAAGAAGAGGCAGAGAAAAAGGCTGCAGAAGAGATTGAAGCTTTAAAGACGAAAGTAAATGAGATGATTTCAAGTAAGTCTAGTATTTCACAAGAAGACCCTTTCTCAAAAGAAGGTGGTAATGCAGATTCTAGTATTGAAAGTTTATCTGATGAAGATACGGATGCCATAGAAAAAAGAAGTATGGATATGTTCCTTAGCAGAAGAATTAGGAAAGATTAAATAAAATTTTTATCGAGGATATAGAATGAATTATAAAAAAGAATTAATAAAAAAAGCCTTCGATTCTAATGCTTTTATTAGCACAGATACCGAAGCTGTAGCTGTTAATCCAAATATTTGGGATATCAAGCTAAGAGACTATGAAGAACATAATTTAGTATTCACTAGTCAGATGCAAGTATTTGACTTCCGTTCATACGGTGTTGATTACACAGTAACAATTGATGAAGAACCAACTGCAGCAGCAGATGTAGCTGAAACAGATGCTATCGCTATTAGTGCAATCACTACTAGAAATATCACTTTCACTCCATCCGAAAGAGGAGCAGCTTACCAAACATCAAGAAAAGAAATTGTAAGAGCTTTCTTTAATGTTATGGAAAATATGTCTAAAAAGTTAGGTTACAAATTAGCTAGAAAGAAAGACGCTTTGGCGATTTCAACTACTCAATCAGGAGCAGGAAATACTGTTGTTGTAAATGATGTAGCAAGTTCAGCTGTAGCAAGTTCAGACACTCTTAACTACGCTTCTATCACTAAAGCAGCTAGATTAATTGAAGATGATTTGTACATGCCTACTAAGTTATTCATTAACCCAACTCAAAAACAACAACTTTTAGATTTAGGAACTATTAACCAAGCAGATAGCTTCGGTACTAGAGACGCAATCCAAAAAGGTTTAATTGGAGAGTTATTTGGTTTGAAAATTTTTGTATTAAATACAATACCAACTTCTGCTAACAAAGCAAAAGCAATTGTTTTAGGAGAATCTCAAACTGGAGAACAAGCAGTAGGTTATGCAATTAAAAGAGACCCTATGATGGAACAAGATTACGACCCATTATACAGACAATTTACAATCGTTGCACATGAAGAGTACGATATTCAAATCTTACATCCAAATGCAATCGCAACTATTGAATCTTACGCATAAACTTTTAATTAGGGGATTTTCCCCTTTATTTTTTTATTTTAAAATAGAGATATAAGAAATGGTAGAAGCAACAAAATATATACAAACAAAAGCATTAGCACTTGAAGCTGTAAATGGTAAAGGTGCTTATAATATAATTAATGCATCTTCTCTAGTTCCAAATCTTTACGATTACATAGAATTAACTTATACAGGGTCTAACCCTACAACAGTTGTTTACAAAACAGGAGGAGCTTCCGGTACAACTGTAGCAACACTCACATTAACTTACGTTAGTGACAATGTAACAAGCGTTACGAGGTCCTAATGACTTATAAATTTAACGTATTTACAGGAACTTTAGATATTATCGGTACTGGTGGAAGTACTAGTGCAGATAACTTTTCCTATGAAGAAATACAAACAGGAATTGAAATTCCTATATACCAACAAATGATAGTACATGGTGGTATAATTATAGAACAAGAATTAATAATTACAGGCACATTAGTGCTAGAGGTATAATATGTCAAAAATTAGATTTACAGAAGATTCAGAACCAAGCACACCGGCAAGTGGAAAGGTAGTAGTTTACGCAGATAGTTCAGATGGTCATTTAAAACAAAAGGATGATACTGGTACAGTTAGAGACTTAGCTGCAAGTGCTGCGAGTGGTGATGTTGTCGGACCAAGTTCTGCTGTAGATGATAACATACCTTCTTACGATGGAACTACTGGTAAACTAATACAAGATTCAGGATTAACAACAGCTGAGATAACATCTAACACATCTCATAGAAGTCTTACTAATAATCCACATTCAGTTACTGCTTCTCAATTAAATATTACTGATACTCATAGTAGTTACAATGCTACTAATGTTGATGGTGCTATTGATGAGATTGCAGAGACAAGATGGTGGAATGGTTATGATAGACAAACAGCTGCAAGTATGCCTGATTTAGCTTTTGATAATTCTACACGTACTTTAACAGTTAGTGTTAAGTCTGGTTCAAGCGATTTCTATTTCTGGGCAGGTGGTTATAAACATACTAAGACTACAAGTCAAACAGTTGTTTTACCAGATACAACAGATTCTTATTTTTGTTACTTTGATGTTAGTGGTGTTTTACAATATGTAAGTCACAGTGCTATTCCTGAAGCTGCTTTTTATGATTATGCTTTAACTGCTTTAGTTAGATGGAACTCTACTCAAGCAACTAGTGGGTTAGGAGATGAACGTCATGGTGTTAGAATGTCTGGTGCAACACACGAACAACATCACAGAACTGTTGGAGCTACTTACGAGAGTGGTTTTAACATAGAAGGTTTAGTTAGTGGTTCTACTACTTTTACACAATTAACAAGCGGATATATGTTTGATGAAGATATAAGACATAGTTTAAATGCTTGTTCAACAGTACCTACTTTATATATGTATGGTGCAGCAGGTGCTTGGACAGCAGCAAGTGCTACGAACGAAGTTGGTTTAAAAGAATCAGGTGACACATATTATTCTTACAATTATTGGGATGGTAGTACTTGGACTTTAAGAGAAGGTACTTCTTCAACTGATTATTACATAATATTCTTTGCACAAACACCACAGTATGAAGGTAGTGGTGCAGTTAGATTCTTAGGTCAGAATGCTTATTCAAGCAGGAGTAAAGCAAGAGACGCAATTGATTCTGAAATTAATAAATTAAAGCTTGATGGATTACCAAGTCCTGAGATTTTATTCACACATGCAATTATAATTAAACGTGATGGTAAGGTACAAACTTTAGCAGACGGTAGTTTATATGTAGATTTAAGAGCTTTGAAAGGGGGTACTACAGGTACGAGTGCAAGTAGTAATTATGCTGATGATATTATCACTGAAGTTACAGATTTCAACACTCACTTGAGTAGTACTGATACAAGTGTTCAGAAAGCTTTGGACACTCTTGATGACCATACACATACTGCAAGTCAAGTGTCAGACTTTGATACTGAGGTAAGTAACAACACAAGCGTTACTGCTAATACTGCAAAGGTAACTTATCCTGGTAGTGCTGATGCAACTGAACTTAATATATTAGATGGTGCAACACTTAGTACGACAGAACTTAATTATGTTAAAAATGTTACGTCTGCGATTCAAACTCAGTTAGATGATAAGAATGAAAAGGATTTAACTATTGATGCAAAGACAGCTAACTACACAGTTGTTGCTGGTGATAATAACAAAATATTACATTGTTCAAATTCAATCACAATAACATTCCCTGATAGTTTAGATACAGGTGTTAACGTTACGATTGTTAATATAGGTACAGGTACAATAACTTTATCTGCAGCTACAACTTTAAACACTAAAGATAGTAAGGTTACAATAACTTCTCAATACGGAGCAGTATCTGCTTATCACGCAGGTTCTAATGTATGGTACGCATACGGAGATTTAGCTTAAATGAAAAGGTTAATAACTGGTATTTTATCACAAGGTGGTTCTGGTTCTACAGATACTATTATGAGTAATGCTACTTTACCAGCTAACTTAGTTTCATACTGGAAGTGTGATACAAGCGGTACTTTTACAGATATACATGGAACTAACACAGGCACTATAAACGGTGCCACGTATACTTCAAGTGGTAAGATAAATGGTGGGTACAGTTACGATGGTACTAATGATTATGTGGAGTTATCCTCTTTACCTGGTTATAGTGCTTTTAGTTTTAGTTTATGGATTAAACGAGCCGACCTTGACCAGACATCTTATATATTAGACCAACCATCAGGAACTAATCACGCCTATGCTTTGTATGAATTAGGTACGGACCGTATGGGATTTAGAATTACAAATACTAGTAATATTCAAACAAGTTTAACAAGCTCGGTTTTATTTAATGATACTAATTGGCACCATGTTGTTTGTACTTTTGATAAAGATTTATCAAGTAATAGAATGAAAATTTATGTTGATGGTACTTTAGATGTTCAATCAGATGCTACTTCTTTAGCAGTTATATCTGTAACTAATAAGTTTAAACTCTGTGCAATAGGGGATTTATCCTCTACTTTATTTTTTAAAGGGGTTATTGATGAATTTGGTATTTGGACTAAAGCTTTAACCTCAACAGAAGTATCAAGTTTATATGGAACAGGTAGTGGTTTACCTTATGATTCTGCTAGTAACGATTCTATCAATACACACTCAACTTTAAAGACTGATTTGGAAGCTGCTTTCTCAGCAAATTCTGATGGTACATATAAAGATTTAACAGGCAATGGTAATGATTGTACTATTAACGGAGCTACTTATAACTCTAGTGGTAAGTTAGATGGTTGTTATACATATGATGGTTCTAATGATTATGTAAACAAAAATACTATTTTAGATTTATCTGCTCAAACAGTTATTACTATAGCTGCTTGGGTAAAACCTACTGCATCTAATGATTATGTCGGTTGTGTTATAGGTACTAAATATAGTGGAGAAGTGTATTTAAGACAAAGACCTGATGGTTATTTTCAAGCAGGTATGGATAAAGGTTCAGCTTATAGAAGCATGAAGGCAAATTCTGCTTATAGTTTAGATACTTGGTATCATTTAATAGGTGTGTATAAAGATGGTACTACTGAATTATATATAAATAATGTTGCTCAAACAACTTCTGGTTTGTCAGGAACTCCTACATTTTCAACTTTAACTGGAGCTGCTGCTGATAATTTTTATTGTGGGGCTGCTTGTTCTTCTACAAGTAATGATACTTTAAATATGTGGTTTGATGGTGATATTGACCAAGTGTTAATTTACACTAAAGAATTAACTTCATCAGAACGTTCTGATTTATACAACTCAGGTGATGGGTTAAGTTATTATAGGTGAAAAAATGAAACAATATATTACATGGACAAGATTATGGAGAACTCCATTTGAAGGAATAGATTTAGACCATTCTATTGAAAAATTATGGCAGAACGATTCTATTAATATAGAAATAGCAAACACAGGATATGGGAATACTTCTTCTGATGCTAGAATAATAGCAAGGTTAACTTATCCCGAAGACCTTGATGATTCAGTTAAAGAAAGATTCTTAAAAAATTACGCTTATCATTGTATGACTGAGATTAGTGATACAAAAGCTTTAGAGTTATTAAATGGTTGGTATCCTTCACCAGATGGTGTTGATAACTACTTTACTTTAAATAGTGATGGAGATATTATTGATGGTAGACTTGTAGAAGAAGATTAAAATGGTAAAGACACAAGGAGAACGACTAGCAATGATTGAACAAAAAATAGATGATTTTGTTAAAAGTAACACTGAACAGCACGATGATTTAAAAAGCATTATTATTGAGTTGAAACAGAACAAAGCTGACAAATGGGTTGAGAAAGCAATCTGGGGATTTGTTATATATGCATTAACAACAATGATAGCTATTATTGCTTACGGAATTAAATTATTATTATAGAGGTACAAAATGACAACTTATGAATATACAACACCGGCTTTGGTAAAAGCTGAATTGAAAGCGACAACAGATTTTGCTAGTACTACTAATCCTTCTTTATCTACAGTTAATAACTGGATTAATGAAGAATCAGAAGAAGTAAATGTAGTTTCAGGAAGAATTTGGAGTACTGAAAATGTTACAGACGTAGTAGACTATGAAGGGCAAGAATCATTAACACTTAAACACTCTCCTGTTTTATCCGTTACAAGATTATTATATAGTAGTATAGCTTTAGGAGTTACTGGATATAATTTAGCAGATACAAAAATAGAAGATACAGATTATACTTTATATTCTAATGATGGTACAATATCTATTTTAGATAGTTGGAAACCTTCAGAAGGTAGAAAAAGAATACAAATTGATTATTTAACAGGTTACACTACAGTACCTTTAAGAATACAAAAATTAGCAACTAAAAAAGTAGCTAAAAGAATACTAGATGCAGTTATTACTCAAGATTTAAATGAGAAAAAGAGTGGTAAATCAGTTAGTGTTGGTAGTATTAGTATTGTTAAACCAGCTGACTTTGGTACTCAAAATTATAAAGTATTAAAAGCAGATATAGATGCTTTAGAAGAAAAATTAGTTAATGGTACAGGTACATATAGAATAGGATATAGATACTAAAATGACTATACAAGATGATGTAAGGGAAGATTTACAAGAAGAAGTATTCTCTGAAATAGGTAAAACCGTAACACTTATAAATAGAAGTGCACCCATCTATAATGATAGAGGAGAAATAGATAGTTTTACGGAAACTTCTACTTCAATCACTGCAGTTCCTTATAACATAGTAAATGATAGGGAAGACCAACAACCTTTTGGAACAATTTTACAAGGGGAGATGGATATGGCAGTACCTTACACAGTAACAATTAATATAGATGATACTGTAGTTATAGAAACTGTTAACTATAAAGTAAAAGAAAAGGCAGAAAATTATTTGCCTGATAATGTAGTTACAATAGTTAGATTAACTAAAGACATAGTATAGGCTATTCTTAGCTGTAGAGCACAACCAAGTTTTAGGACTTACATTTATGACAATAAGCGATAGTACGTTATCTCAAGACGTATGGACAACTATAAAGAATATAATAGTAGCTTCAGCTCCTTATGTAACTAAAGGTGCTTCTACTATAGCAGCTAGTGTAGAATCAGTTTATAATGATAAAAGAACTACTAAACCAATAATCATAGTCAATCCTCAAACAGGAGATAAGAAAAAGGACAAATTTGGTACTGGTGGTAGTCAAGATATTAATGTTACAGTTGATTGTTATTATAGCACAACTTTAGGTACTGATGAATTAGCTGACCAAGTAAGTACAGCAATAGAAACAGCAGCAGATGAAGGAACTATTAGTGGAATGGAACTAATAGGTTTTGGTAAAGACCAAGCATTTGTTAATCCAATGTTAGTTAAATACCAATTAGCTTCTGTAACTTTCATATTTAAAAGAGAATAATGGTTACTTTTAATATTAAAGTATATACAAGTGCTGCTAAAGCCAGACTTGGGAAAGCTTTAAAAAAGATTGAAAAGGCTGGGTTTGTAACAACTAAAGATTTAGTTAATATTGGAAAAGATAAAGCTAAAATACTAGTGCCAAAAGGTAATACTGGTTGGCTTTATAAAACAATACAAGGTAAGGTGACTGGAACAGGTGCTAATGTTAAAGGAAGAATATACTTAAGTCCAGTAATTGTTCCAAATGACGGTATTCATCGTTCAGCACAAGCTAAAGACACATTTAGTTTAGCATTTTGGATGCATAAAAGCCCACGAGCAAAACATTGGTTTCATAATGGAAGTAACACATTTATGTATGATACGAAAAACTATTTACGTAGTAAGAAAAAGGGAGTAGCGATGAGTCGCTTTAATTCAATAAAATTATGAGGAAAATTTAAAAATGACAGCAATTTCAAGAAGCAAAGTAAAAATTTATATTGTTCCTGCAGATACTGTTGCTAGTGGATTAGCTTCTACTGATGTTATATCAGGAGAGATTAAATCTTATAGTAAATCAGGTGGGGATAAAGACGTTGAATCCGATGCATTATTCGGTGGATATATAGACAAAGAAAAACCAACAAGTCAAGTAGAAATAGCATTAGAAATAGTACCAAGTTTAGGAACTAACTCAGACTTATGGGATGCTATAGCATATGCAGAAGATGTAGCTAATGCAGGAGTATACACTATGGCTAGTGATACATCAACACAACCAGACGATAGAGCAGTATTTATACAAGCTTTAAATGGTTCAGATTATAAATCTTTTGGATTTAATAACTGTAATGTAACTTTATTAGACATGGAACATAATGCAGATGATAATAGAACTTATAACATGACGTTAAAGTTTTCACCAACTAATTCAGACGGTGTATCAAATTTTATGACAAGTGACCTTGCCGTAACAGCATTACCAGCGTGGACAGCATTAGATAATAACTAAGGTTGTTTTATTTTAGGGATTTATTTCCCTTTATTTTTTTAATATATAAAAGGTGTGAAAAGATGAAAGAAGAGAATGGTGTGAAAACAGATATAAAAGATATGGAATTAAGAAAAATAACTTCTGGTTATATACGATTTAGTATAAAAGCAGATGATACAAAAGAAAATACTTTAACGCATGAAGCTTTTAGAGAATTTTGTAGAATAGAATGTGATAATAATTATACTTTAGGTATAAGAAAATTACTTGAATACTACCAAAGTGACTTTAAATATGAGATGTTATCTGATAAGATAATGAATGTGGAACAAGTATTATATGAATTAAAGACTGACTTTGAAAAGTCTAAAGAAGAACCAAAAAAAGTTAAAGAAGAAGCTAACGCTTTTTAGAGGAGGAATAGAAGATGTTTGATGTAAAAAAAGAAAAATTAATGATTGATAATGTAGAGTATGATATATTACCTTTAACAGGTGAACACTTAAGTGATTTGTACTTAGTAATGGGCGCTTTCGATAAAGCTAAAGATAGTAATGAAGAAATACTAAAAGCTTTAGGAACAGACGCATCTACTAAATTACATAAACTAGCAGTTGCTACTTTAAAAGTAAGCTATCCTGATAAAGACGATGTACTTTTATCTCAATTTGTTTCTCAAAATTTATTAAAGTTTTTAGAACCAATTGTAAAGGTAAACATCTCTGCAGAATAAAATGAGTTCATTAGATGCTCTTGACTTTTTTGACAAGAGTAATAATAAGCCTAAAAATATAGATATTATATTATATCTATTTTGGGAAAAGGGTATTGATTATAATAAGTTTAAAGATTTACCAATACCTTATATTAATAAAATAATAAATACTCATAATTGGGTAAAACAAGAGGAAGAAAAGGCTCATAAAAAGGCTAATAGAAAATAAGATGGGACAAAAAAGTAGTGATGATATTGTAATTGGTGTAAGAGTAGAGTTAGAAAAAGCTAGAAGACAATTAAAAGCCTTAAGTGGTAGAGTAAGTGCTTCCGGTAAGAAAATAACTGCCTCAGCTAAATCTGTAGCAAAAGCACAACATCTTATAGAAAAAAAACAATTAAAACTTAATAAAGCAATGGGTAAAACCCCTTTTGCTGGTTGGGCAATGTCTCTTATGTTCTTTGGTATGGCTTTAAAACGTACTTTTGATATGATATGGAAATCTTCTACTAAAACATTTAATGATGTTATGCATTCTGTAGAAGGTGTAGTTACTAATTTTGATATTCTTGATGGTTCAATTAAGAACTTAGGATTTAATGCCGGTCAAGCTTTAGAACCAATTGTACAATATATTACGCCAATTGTAGATTTAATAGGGGAATGGGTTTTATTACACCCTAAACTATTTGCTGGATTTACAGTTTTACTGGGTGTAGCAGGTACTCTTTTTACTCTTTTAGGTATGGGTGCTTTAGCTTTTAATGGTATAGTAGATGCCTTAGCTAAAATAGGAGCATCAGGAGCTATGACAAGTATAGGAGATGCTATAGCAGGAATTTCAGGAACTACTTTTGGAGTAATAATAGCTGCCTTAGCTGCTTTATATTTCGCTTTTAAAACAAACTTAGGTAATATTAGAGAATTTTTCTCTGAGACTTTTGGTGGTATATGGGAAACAGTAAAAAATGTATTCGGCGATATAAAAGAAGTTTTTAAAGGCTTAATGATGTTTTTAGAAGGTGTATTTACAGGAGATTTTAATTTAGTATGGAATGGTCTTGTAAAAATGGTTCTTAATGCAGTATCTGCAATAATAAAAATTATGTGGGGATTAAGTAATGTTATTGGTAATGTTGCAAGATTTATATTTAACTTAATAAAAGACATTGTTTTCAATGCTGTAGAAGTAATAATAGGAGCAGTAAAAGCAGTAGCAAATTTTGTAGATGGTATATTTGGAACTAACTTTAGTAAAGGTTCTACAGCAGCTTTAGCTATGCTTAAAAACTTACAAGAGGATATAACACTAACTTATACGTCTTCCGATAATATAGCTAAAGCAGATGAAGCAATAGAAAAAATTACAAATTTAATAGAAGTATATGTTACTCTTGATGGTGACCAAGTAGCTGAAAAAGTAGTTACTAAAGTAGTAGAAAAAGTAGGAAGTGCAGCATAAAATGGCAAAAATAGAAATTACAGATTTATCAAGTGGTGCACCGGGAGATACTTATTTAATAATGGGTTCAAAAGTATCTTTATCCGGTAAAAGAAGTATTGACGCAAAACCAAATGCTAACATAGACGGTCCTGTAGAAGTACAAACAAATGCATATGAAAATAATAGAATCTCAATAACAGGAATAGATTGGGTAGATGATTCAGATACTTTAAATTATACTAGAATACTTAGTATGTTAAAGTCTAAATATACTGGAGCTAATAAAGTATTGTTAAAAGTGTATTTAGGCAGTAGCTCAACTCCTTTTCCAGATATGAATGGTGGTACAGTAGGTATACCTGTTGTATTAGAATCTTATACTATAAATATGAGTTCAAAAGATTCTTTAAACGCTTATATGCCTTCAATATCATTGAATTTTATAGAAACTAATTAAAATGGGATACACGACATGGAAAGTTGATTATGAGAAAAAGTTAAGTACTGGTTCTTATGGTACGGCAGAGACTTTAAGTAGGTATAAAGACTTAATTGTTACGGTAAATTTAGGTAGCAAGAAGGATAACTTTAAATTCACATCTACTAATTTTAATACAAATAATGATAATAAATTTAATCCTAACGATAGGATTACTATATCAAGAGTAGTTAATACGGATACAGTAACTACAGCAGATACTTTAATGATTGGTATTATACAAGATTCACCGGATAATGTTACTTATAACAAAGATGATTCTTTGGTAAAAGGGTATAATTATTCAGAAGCTATAGCAAATGCTGCAGTATTTGTAGATGCTAAGAATAAAACAATACCGGAAGCTTTACAATTAGCTTTAGTAAAAGCAGGTGGTGGTTCTTTAACAGTTAATTGGGATTCATCTAACCCTTCAAAGAAGAGAGATGGTACAACAGATTTCCCTTTGGTATTAGAACCTTGGCGTAACTGGACACTTAATAAAATATTAGAACAATATAGTTCTGATAAATATACAGACGATGACCAGTATTATTGGTATATCACTAAAGAAAATAAACTTAGATGGTATAGTAAGTTTGATTCAAATTTCGATAGAGGGAAAACCTTTGATTTAACAAGTGATAGTTGTCTGTCTTTTAAGAGCAGTAAAGACATTTCAGAAGTTAAAAATCATATTATAAATAAAGGTGGTACAACACCTTCAGGAAATCCTGTACAATATATTTATCAAGATTATTCAAGTATTAATAAACATGGTAGAAAATATTATTTTAATATAAGTACAGATGCAAGAGTAGGTACTATAATTGCGGAAGACATGAAGAAATCATGGGGAGATTTATGGGTTGCTACAAAAAAATACCCACAAAGTTATTCCTTTACAACTACTTGGTTAAGTAGTATAACAGCTACTGTTGAAGGAGTTAGTATGGTAAAAGGTAGTACTGTTACTGTTGCTAGTGATAAAGAATATAATGCAGTAGTAAGAGAGCACGTTAGACAATTATTAAAAGAAGAATGTATTAGTATAATAAATAAAACAAAATATGGTAAACTAAAATTAGACATTTCTTTTAGAGCAGGTGAAAAAGATTGGATTTTAGGAGAAACTGTTGAAGTTACAGCAGCTAAAACATTTGACGATAAAAAAGTATTCAGAATAGTTGAAATACAATATAGTACTACAACTGATATGTTTTCTTTAGAAGAAGACATAGGAAGCGTTTAAAGATGGATTTAATCCTAGAGGATAATTAAATTGACGATAATAACAGATTATTTAGAAAACATAGCAAAGGCTATGGCAGAAGAATCTTATAATGCTACAACACATTTAATTGTAGCTACAGGAGATAATACAACTATAGATTTAACAGCAACTGCTTTAGATGGTGAGATTGGTACTAGACAAACTTTAACAAGAGTTAGAACAAGTAATAGAGTAAATTTTACAGCAGTAAGAGATTCAACAGATGTTGTTGATACTGTTAATGGTGATTCCTTAACAGGTGCTGGTATGGACATAGCTTTAACAGGTAGTAATTTACAAGTAGGAGTTGGATTAAGTGAACTACATACAACTTCTTTTGATTTAGAATTTGATTTTGAATTAACTTATGATAGAGGATAAATATGGCATTAGATGCAGTTAGTGAATTAGGGAGTATATTAGGTGGTACGATTAGTACTCAGAATGAGATTAAACAAAATATATCTCCAGATTCAGCAGATGCTATTGATAATTTAGGTTTTGCAGAAAAAGTAAAGGTAAGTGGTACTTTAACAGGTATACAAAAACCTTTAGGTACTAATTGTTTTGTAATAGACCATCCAGTATATGGAGATATTGATAGTTCAGTACTAGAAATAGATGGTGGTTATCAACTAATCTCTGAAGGAGATGGTTGCGTAATGTACTTAAAATTAACGGTGAATCCAGTTTAAAATGACGAATACAGTAAGTGATATATCACAACATTTCCCAACAAGTAGTACTAATAATGGAGAGTTTAAGATAAACGCTTCTGCATACTATCCTTTTAATTCAGAAGGACAAACAGTTACTGAACAATTTACTAATACTGCTTTATCAGGGACTGGTGCTTTATCTGTTGCTGATGATTATTACTCACCCACTCAAACAGACTGGATTTATTTTAATGCTTACTCTCCAGCTACTGCTGCTGAATTTGAAGTCAAAGATGGTAGAAATTGTATTAAAATGATAAAAGCAGGTACTGGTGGATGGTCTGATTTTGGTCAAGTTGTAAGTTTAACTTCAGGAAAAACTTACAAACTAACTTTTGATGCTTGGTTTGAAACTGCTACTAATACTAGAACTGTAGCACAATCATCTAATAATAATTCAGGAACTATTCACACTACATTATCTAATCAAACACATGGTAGTTGGCAAAGTTATGAACTCTTTATAACAGACGCTGGTTTTAATAGAATAGCGTTTAATAATTGGGATGATGGAAACACAAACAATTTTTGGCTTTCAAATATAAGTTTAGAATTAATTGAAACAGAAGACGCTAGTGTAAATTCAAATACAGGTAACGTTGTTGGTGCTACTTTAACAACTGACCATTTAGGTAATGCTAATAATGCTTATTCAATACCTACAACAGGTAGCAGTATAACTGTACCAAACCACTCTTCTATTAATCCGACAAGTAATAAATTAACTATTGGATTCTGGAGTAATATGACTTATACAGGAGAAAAAGGAGGGAGTATACTTACAAAAAATAACTATGCAATAGTGGCTTATGATGCTCCTGCGTGGGGTACAGGTTACAGAGATGGTTTTCAAATTGTTGTAAAAATAGGTGGAGTTGCTAAATATTCTGGTGTTGCAATTGCAAATGATTATGGAAATTGGAAAAGAGTTATATGTGTTTACGATGGAGATGCAGGAACTTTATCAACTTATATTAATGGGATTTTAGGTTCACAAAAAACAGGAGTTACGGGTAATATAGATGATAGTTCAGCTTATAATTTAACACACGGGAATAGTATTGGAACACCTATACTTTATGATGATGTTTTAATAATGAAAGATGTAGCTTTATCAGCAGATGAAGTTCTTAACGATTACAACATAACTTCAGTTCATAAATTAGATAAACCTTTAGTTACAAAAACAGATAGTGAAGGAACTTCTATTACTGGGTATGAGT